AAGCAGCGTGATGCTTCTGTCGTGGTTGAGGCTAATAAGCTCGCCTGGCAGGTGCCCTTCGTTAACCGCGACGCCACGCCTGCTGCAATCTCGGATTTTGTTTCTCGCGCATCTGGGGAGCTTGCCAAGCGTAAAAACTTGAGCCCCAGTATTGCGGCTGACTATGTCCGGGATGCGTGGCTTGAAGTGGGCCGGGTCCGGGTTGGCACTGACGATTTTGTCAAGTCAGTTGCCAAGCCGTGGCTTTGGTATCACAAAGCTTGCGCTGTTGTGGCTGGCGCTTCGACCGTCCTGGGTTTGTCCGTTGCGTGGTGTTGGTTCGTTTACCAACGCGGTGTTGGACTTGCGTTTATCGCTCAGTCCGTCACTCGGCGTGTTATCGCCGGTGATTCACTGCGTTTGGGCTGCGTGCCTCTCCGCTCGTGCGCGATGAATCCCGTGTAGGGACTCGCTGCCCCACTCACTGTTGATGGCTATTTAGACTCCTTGAGTTTTCAGCCTCCAAGTGAGTGGGGCGCGTATTCCTTGCCTAGTGCATGCACAAACACGATCTGTCTCGGATTTGGTGATTTAACCAAGAAGGGCGATCAGTGTGATGTGCTGTTCGATGGCGTCATGGGTGCGTGCGAGACATGCGACGGACGCGGCGCCCGTTTGTTCGGTTGGACAACGGGCGTCGTGCACGTGCTGCGGCGTTGCATTTGCAATGTTCATAACGCCTTGTGTCAGCGACACGGAGCTAAGCAACCATTGGTTACGGCGGATATCCACAGTGTGTTCCCCGAATTTGCCCGCGTTTTTATGGGCGAATCCGGGGAGTACATGAGTGAGCCTGTTCGTGACTTTGATGTGTGGCTAGCTACGCGGCCTTACCACAAGGGTCTTGACATTCTCAAATCGATGCGTGAGGACATTGTGTTGCCTGGTAAGATTAAGTGTATGGTTAAGTCCGAGTGTAATCACAACGTCCCGTCCAAGGCCCGACTCATCCAGTTTTATCCCAATTACTGTTCACAGGCGGCTTTCGCCCCTGAATTTTCCGCGCTGCAACGTGTTATTTGCCATAAGTTTCGTTCATTTGATATGGGCGCCGGCATTGACATTACTTTTGCGTGTGGAATGCGAGCAGATGAGATTGGTGACTGGATGAGCCGGGTCGTTGGCCGAGGCGCGCGATCCTTCTATGAGCGTGATGGTAAGAATTGGGATTCCACTATGGGTCCCAGTACTTCCAGTTTTCGCCAGAAGTTGTACGCTTTGTTGGATGTTGACC